GAGCCCGCGCCTGCTCCGGAGCCGTCACCGGCACCAGCGCCTGCTCCGGCTGTGCCGACTCCCGACCCAGAGGCCAATATTCCGTCATGGCGGCTGCGAGAGGAGTCCGAAGCTCGAAGAATTGCCGAGAACAATGCAAGACAGCTTGCTGAACGTCTTGCTGGTATCGAGGCCTCACTCCGCCGGGAGGAGAAACCCCCGGATTTCTTCGAGAATCCCGACCAGGCTGCGCAAGCCCTACTCATGAAAACTCTACAGCCGTTCGCGGAAGAAACCCGCAAAACGCTGATGCACATGGGTAGAATGCTGGCGTATTCGACGCACGGGCAAGACAAAGTGCTAGAGGCTGAGAAGGCGTTTATCGAGGCCAAGAACAACGAGAGCCTCGATGTTGCGGACTACGAGAAGGTCGTTACCTCACCCAATCGCTATGACGAGGTCGTCAAGTGGCATCGTCGGCATGAGGCACTTAAGACTGTGGGGGACGATCCGTCAGCCTGGTTTGAAAGCCAGTTGACGGCCAGGTTGGCCGATCCCGCGTTCGCGGCCAGTCTGATTGAGAAAGTCCGAGGCGGAGCTGCCGTCGCTCAACCTACCGCAGTAAGATTGCCACCGTCGCTCTCTAAGAGCACCGCTGCCACAGGTAATGGGGTTGGGGTGCTCGGTGACCTGAGCGATAAGAGCCTATTCGAGTACGCGTCGGGCAAGTTCGAACGACCCGGATAGGAGACGATACGGCTGGGTCCGAAACGGACCCGACCATATCGAGCATGAAGAGGAGTTACGGCTATGGCCGTGACAACTATCGAGAATAATAATAAGCTGGTCCGGTACACTCAGGACATCAACCGGGAAGCTTATCGGCAGAATATGTTCTCGCCCTACATGGGCGAAGGCCTGACCGCGATCATTCGCACTCGCAGCGAATTGAAGGCGGGCGGCGAGGACATGAACATCCCGATGGTTACCAAGCTGCGCGGTAAGGGCGTGGCCACTGAGACCCTCGTCGGGAACGAAGAGAAGATCGACAACTACGGTATGCGCCTGCGAATTGAGTGGGCACGTAACGCAGTGGTCACGACGAAGGCAGAGTCTCAAAAGGACTCCGCGGACATCTTTGGCCTCGCGAAGCCGTTGCTTAGCGATTGGTTCAAAGAGCTTCAGCGCGATGAGCTTATCGCCGCGTTGATGGCACTTCCGACCGAGACTCTTCCCGCGTCTTCGAGCGGGGTGAGGGTGAACGGCATTCAGTACGACCTCGCGTCGGCTGCGCAGCGTGATGCGTGGAATGCTCAGAACTCGGACCGAATTCTCTATGGGAATTCGACTCTGAACTTCAACGCCAACCACGTTACCGCACTCGGCACGCTGGACACTGCTGCGGACAAGTTCACCGCTACGAACCTGTCACTGCTCAAGCGTATTGCGCAGAACGCAGACCCGAAAATTCGTCCCTACAGCACTGTGGACGGATACGACCACTTCGTGTGCTTCGCGGGCACGAATACCTTCAGGGACCTCAAGCTGTCCCTGGAGACCATCAACAAGGACGCACGACCCCGCGAACAGGCCGGGCTCAAGAACCCCATCTTCCAAGACGGGGACCAGATGTACGATGGCGTGATCGTCAGGTGTGTGCCTGAGATCAGCTCGTTCGTCACCAACGTCTGGACGAACCTGCTCACCGCAGGTACCACCAACGCTCGGGTAGAACCCGTCTTCCTCTGTGGCCAGCAAGCCGCAGTGATCGGATGGGGTCAGATGATTAAGCCCACGTTCCGCAAAGAGGACGACTACGGCTTTATCACTGGCACCGGCGTCGAAGCCGCTTACGGCATCGCCAAGATGTTCAAGAGGCACCCGATGCAAGGTACCGCGCTCAAGCAGTGGGGCGTGGCTACTGGGTTCTTCGCCTCGGCTGCAGACTAACGGAGGACCTCAGAAATGGTAACTTCGCTCAATAACCAGGTCCCCGCTCGTGAGGCTGGCTACGAAATGGTGCAGTACCTGGCTGCACGTGCGACCGTGGCAGCGGGAGTGGCTAATCGCTCAGTTAAGATGGGCGTGCTTCCTGCTGGCTCGATCATCGTGGCCTTCGTTTCCCGCGTCGTAACCGCAGTGTCGGGAGGTACTCCCGCTGCTGGTATCGGTCTTTCGACCGGGGCGGCGAATGAGTTGTCGGGTGCTCTGACTGTCACCGCAGGCAGTCAGTTCGCCGCGCCCGCAACCACTACCGGCGGCCCTCTTGCCGTCGATACTGACGTGTGGCTCAACGTGAGTGGCGGCGCTACCGCAGGCGATGTTGTCGGCGGCGTGCTGTTTATCAAGCCTCTAGCCTAAGGGACCTTAGGTCCATGGTGACAGCGCTCAACAGGCAGATTTCCGCGCGGGAGACCGGCTTCGAAATGGCCCAGTTTATCTGTGGCCGCGTCGCAGCCCTTCCGAGTGGGGCCGAGGTAATGACCTCTATAGGGAAGCTGCCTGTTGGCGCAGTCCTCATTGGGATTGCATCACGAGTTGTTACAGCATTCAACGGCGCGGTAGACGTCGATAGTGAAAATCTTGTGGCCGTCCTGGCGACAACGGCAGGGAGCCAAATTGTGATGCCAGCCGCGGATAGTGGCGGACCGTTGGACTCCGATACCGAATTCTATGTGACGGTCTCAGGCGGGGCAACAGCGGGGTTGGCTTACGTGTCGGTGCTATACTACAAACCAGTCAAATAGGAGGAAATCTAAGATGGCTACAATTACGTGGAAAGGTGTCGGCGACGACGGCCCAGAAGAGACCGAAGGCTTCAAGGGAATGAAGTTCAAAAAGGGCGAGGCCGTGGAGTGCGAGAACCCGGAGATCCTTAAGAGGGCCTACGGGAACCAGTACTTCGAGGTTTCGGGCTGGGAGCCCGAGGCCAAAGAGGACCAACCCACCTATGACGTCACGAAAGACGTGACGGTCAAGCCTCCCTCTCAACAGAGTGCACAACACCCTGTTGTAAAGCACGGTGACGTGAAGACCCTCGAAGCCACACTGCCCAATCCTCCCGACCCGGTTGTCCCTCCCGAGCCACCGCCCGAGGGCGAGAGCCAGACCAACAAGACGGGCTTCAAGCCCATCCCCTTGAAGTAGGAGCTTGCTCCCATGGCCCTGTTTACATCTGTACAGCCAAGCATCAGGGCGAGGGTCCTTCCTCGCTTTCCTGCCCAGGTGTTGGCAGGGAATGGGATGCTCATTACCAAGTCCGGTGGCAAGTATATCTTCGAGGTGAAAGCGTTTGCGGACGTTCCGTTGAGCGCGCTTCAGGATATGCCACCGAATACCCTCGCGGGTCGAGATGGCCCTGATGAAGGCCCGCCGGGCGTTATCACTGTGGGCGGTGGCATCGCCTTCACGGGCGGGGGTGGCATCGAGCTTTCGGCTAACCAGCGCGCGCGAAGTGCAGTGGTGGCCTTCGCTCCGCCTACTGCGGGCGCGTTTCAGGACTTTGTGGTGCCACTGTCATGTACAATCACCCAAGTTACCATGCTTGGAGACCCCTCAGGGTCGGCGGTGCTCGACCTACGCAAAGCGACTTTTGCCAACTACCCACCCAATGCGGGCAACAGTATCTGCGCCACGGCGAAGCCTACCATTGTGGCCGGGATCAAGTATCAAGACAACGTTCTAACCGGCTGGAATAAATCCGTGCTCGCAGGGGACATAGTCCGGTTGGTCGTGGAGTCCACGTCGGGCTTCACCCGACTGTCGTTCAGTGTCGATGTGGAGACACTATGAAGACCACCAAGACACGGCAAGAGCTTGTCCGCGAGGCGGCGGACAAACTGAATATTGTCGGGACCGGGCAACCGCTGGAGGCTGATTACGCGGTAAAGTTGGAAAATGCGCTCGATCCCCTGTTCATGCAACTTGCCGCGGATGACATAGCCAACGTAGTCAACGATACGAGTATCCCAAGTGAGTGGTTCGACTCGATCGCGGGCCTCTTGGCCAATATCTGCGCGCCCGTAGGGGGCAAGAACTTCGACCCCCAAATTAAACAGTACTACGAGGCCATGTTGAAGCGGGTTAATGCGATGGGACCTACGTATAACGTACAGGATGCTGAGTACTTCTGATGCCGAGTATTGTGTTCCCACCCACGTCTAACCCCGGGCTTCGCCCGCAAGAGTCCGCGGGGCGGCTTGTCAATGGCTTCGCGGAAAAGACACTCGTGGGGGCCCCGTCGCAGATTATTCACCGGCGGACTGCGGGCCTACCCCGCATGGCCCAGACCTTTTTGAGTATTCATACTAGGGGATTTCTCGATGTTGGATCTCTCTGTATTTGGATGTTGGATGAAAGGGTACTCGCGTTCGCGGGTGATTTCTCGGTGGCCGACCTTGGTACCCTCTCTGGAACCGAGCCCGTTACCACCGCTCGAAATAACGCTACGCCGAAACAGAATGTCGTGGTCACCGAACTTGGATGTTTTAACCTGTTCGACAGCGGTCCCCCTACTGCGTTTGCCGATCCTGATCTCCCGGCGTCCCCCACGAGCGTATGCGACTTTGATGGCTATTTCGTTTGGTCATTCGGTAGTGGATTTATTTACGCGTCGGACTTAAACAGCGTTGAGGTGAACTCGCTGTCGTTTAACATCGAACAGGGCCTCTTCGGCCGGAGGGTTGTCCGTTATGGTGGGAGACTTTATTATTTCGGAGATAAGTGGACAGCAGTGTACCGCAACGCAGCCACAATCCCGTTCCCTTTTGCTCGGGAGGTCACGATTGCTCGGGGCATTGTGGGGACTCACGCGGTCGCAGGCTGGGAAGCGGGCTGGGCTAATCAGCTCATTTTTGCTGGGGATGACTTTATTGTGTATAAGCTCAATGGTTATACACCAGAGCCTATATCGACTGATGACGTTAGCAGAGACATTCAACGAGCCGTGTTGGCAGGAAAACGAAACTTTATAGAGGCGTTCGTCTATATGTACGGGAAATCAGCAATTTGGGTGCTGAGCTGTAAGGACTTTTTTACGTGGGAATATAACCTGACGAGCGGGGAATGGAACGAGCGGCGGTCGTACAATCGCGCAAGCTGGACTGGGATTAAGAGCGTTAGGGTATTTGATAGGTGGATGATTGGAGATCAGTATGATGGACAACTCTACTCGATCAGCGGGACGTATTTTCTCGAGGGCATCCGCCCCCTGGTGTGGATGGTGGAGAGCGGTGTCGCGCATGGTTTTCCGCTGGGTGTTGTTATACCGCGGGCAAGCTTCCACATCACTTCCGGAGTGGGCGATTACGCCCGGGTCGCAGAACCACGAGTGGCGATCACGTGGTCACTTGACGGCGGTGAAAGCTGGGGAGAGCCAGTCTTACGCTCCCTTGGAGGGCCCGGGAAGACCCTATCCCATCCATACATCCTCAACAGCGGGTTGTCCAGAGGACAAGGGGTGAGATATAGGCTTGAGGTCAGTGATCCTGTTCATGTGGGCTTGAACGGGGGAGTGATTGATGTGCAGCAGAGGGCGTACTCGGGATGACCCAGCCCCTCGACCCGTTCTCAGAGGTTGTCGATGCCCAGCGACGATGGACGCCGGACTGGTACTCCTGGCTCGCGGAGCTGGCGGCCCCTCCTGTTATTGAGGTTGCTGGGCTTCCTCCTGCAGCTCGGGTTGGTGCTGGCGCTCGTGCTTTTGTCACTAATGCTACAGTGACCACCTTTGGCGTGCCCGTAGTGGGCGGAGGAACGAACTTCGTGCCCGTCTACTCAGACGGGATAACCTGGCGGATAGGATAGATCATGGGCCTGTTTGACATCTTCACAGGTGATCCCTATAAAGAAAGTGCGCAGAAGCAACAGCAATACCTGCAGGGTGTCACTGACAACATCATGCGGAGTGTTGGAGCTACTCAGGCTCAGGGGCTGGACGCGCTGCGTTCGGGCCAGATGGGTGCTACGCAAGCCGTGCAGGGTGGCATTGGGCAAGCCCGCACGGATATTAATCAGTTCAGTCCGCAGGCCCTTCAGTTTCTGCTTTCTCAGGCCGGTTCCGGCCGCGCGGACTTGATCGGGGCCCAGGGTGGTGCGCTCGACGCGCTGCGAAGTGGTGTACAGGGCGCGACGAGTGCCTTCGACCCCCTTGCAGCTGCCGCAGGGCGCTATGGGGCTGCTGGGCAGCAGGCCTCACAGGCTTCGGCCGACGCCCTGGGTCTCAACGGACCCGAGGGAACCGCGCGGGCCCAGAGTTCGTTCCAGGCTGGGCCCGGCTACCAGTTTGCACTGGACCAGGGCCTGGAGAGCTTGCTCCGCAACGCGGGTGCCTCTGGCATGGCCGCGAGCGGTAACCAGCTGGTCGATGCTCAGAAGTTCGGTATCGGGCAAGCCAATCAAGAGTTCGACAAGTATCGCTCGGCTCTTGCCGGGAGGGAGGGACTCTATGCCCCACTCGAGTCAAGCGCTCTGGGTACTGTGGGCCAAGGACGATCCGCGGCCGAACTCACTGGGGGCACCGGCGCGGCAAATATCATCACAGGGACCGGCAGCCGACTGGCTGATCTGTCGTCTACGACTGGAGCCCGGGGCGCAGACATTATTCGGGGCCAGGGTACTTCACTCGCCGATCTCGCAGCTCGAGGTGGACTGGCCGAGTCCGGGATTGCCCAGACTGGGGGTCAGAACATCGCTGACCTACTCAAGCAACTGACCCAGATTGGGGCGACATCACAGACCCAGATCGCCCCCACCTACGCCAAGTCCTTTGATACGGCTGCCGCGGGCGAGATGGGCGGGTCGCAAAATCTGTGGAACCTGATTGGTGGACTTGCGAGCTTTGGCTCGCAAACGGGGACGGGTAGCTCGTTCTTAAAGAGCCTCTAGGGAGAGTTCTATGGCCGGGATCAACTTTAATCAGAGCTTCGATTGGCTCGGCCAACTCGTGCCCGGGGCCCTGGAGCGCCAGCGGCGGGACGAGACGAGGCAAAGCCTCTCTGATCTAAAGAGTGGGGACGCGGATAGTTTGATCGCGGCGGGTACCAAGTTGCTGCCCATTGATCCAAAACAGGGACTGGCGTTGATTGCGGAGGGACGTCAGCGGAAGGCGATTGACCTGCGGGCCGATGAATTATCGGCCTGGAGGATTGGTGGTTCTACCGGCACCCCTAACGCGGGCACGGCAGCACCATCAAGCGTGCCGAGTGGAATTGCATTCCCAAAGGGTGTTGATCCAAACACTCCCTACACGCCTGGGGCTCCGCCCCCAGCCCCGAGAGGACCCGATCCATTCGCCGCCGCTCCAAGCGGTGCGGGCGCGGGGAATGTGGGAGTGCCAGGACCACAATCCAGTCTCCCGCCTTTGGCGGGACAGGCTGCCGCGGCGATTGAGTCGCCAAGTAACGATATCATAGCTGCAGCCCAAGGGGGTACTTCGCCGTCCCCTGCGTTCGGGCCGCAGTTAGCGGGCCCGCTACCACCGTCCACTGGCGGGTCCGCACCTCTCGCTCCCCAGGTACCGGGCGCGGAAATGCTTCAGGGGGCTATGGCAAGACCTACAGTCACACAACCCCCCGGTGGAGCACCTGGCCCAGCACCTGCGGAGCCTTCTTCTGCCGCGGTCGGACGGATACCTCCCAACGCTGATCTCGAGGCGGAACGCCAGCGGATCATGCAAGAGATGGCGCGGACGCACCCTAAGAACGTTGGGGTGATGCGGGCGCTGAGCGCCCAACTTGCTGACGTAACCAATCGTGGCAAGCTTTCTAAAGAGGAAAAGGCCTATACCATCACTCAGGGCGAGCGGATGGCGGCGGGCCAGCCCGTTCAAACCTGGGACGAGTGGAACGACAGACAGAAGAACACTGAGAGCATCTACAAAGAGACGGCCAAGAGGGCCGAGGAGGTTGAGGGTCTTGGTATCAAGTCGGCTGATACCGCACGCAAACTCGAGGTTATGAGCAAAATTGTTAGCAATCCTAACTTTATTGCTGGCACCTCTGGTACGTGGCTGCAGAAGGGTTCACAGCTTCTCAGTGGTATCTACGACGCGGCGAAGGCTGCAGGCTGGGACCCCGAGCAAGTGTTTGGTATTAAGAAGGCTGATATCCCAGGAATGAGCTCTGCGCAGCTTACAGAGAACTTCACCGCGTTGAGCAACAAGCTTATCTTCGACACCATTGGGACGCTGGGCAACGCCATATCCGAGGGCGATCGGTCGTTCATGGAGCGAGCTAATCCAAGTATGCTGGCTACCAAAGAGGGTACCCAAATCCTCATTGAGATCATGAAGAAGACCGCGGAGCGGGCACAGGCTGCCGGGCGAGTATCCCAGGCGTACAGAACTGAGAAGGGCGCGAGCGCAGAACCCTGGGTACTCAACAAGCGCCTGCAGGACTATGGTGAGCAGAATAGCTTCTTTACCAACAAGGACGGAAGCCTCAATGAGCTGGGAAAGCGGCTCCAGGCCCTTGAGGCCCCAACACCCGTGCCAGGAAGCCCGGGGGCGGAAGCCCTTAAACCTCCACCGCCCCCTGCTCCCACTCACGTTGACCCGGGCACGACAGTCTACAAGGGCGGGAAGCCCTATCGTTTGAATCCTGATGGCTCAGTGACCCCGCTCGCTGGAGCGACCTAATGGCACGAGAGTTCGACGAGCTTCGTTCTATGCAGCGTCCGCGACTGCGGGTGCAGGACCCCTCTGGAGACACGTTCAAGCAGCGCTACGCGCCCTTTGGGACCATAGACGATCTCCTCGACCCGAGCGACCAAGGCAAAGCCATTAGGCCGGGAACACGAGAGCGGTTCCTCGATCCCTCTAAGGTGATATCCCAGAACATCCCTCCGTCGCCGAGCGCGACGAATATGAAGCAATTCCCGCTTCAGCAGGCTCCGGCGCCTGAGACGACTGGATCGCGGCCTCCTCCGGGTCCCGGCCTCAGACTGCCGGAAGGGGGGCAGGGTCTAGAAGGTCTCGCGGCTGGGACTCTGCCCCCTCCACCTTTCCTTCAACTGATTGAGATGCTCCACAAGCAGCGGGGCATAGCCCAAGGCATTCCGGGACGGGCCCGAGGTGGGCCTGTGGAGGCCGGCAAGCCCTATAAAGTTGGGGAACGCGGGGCCGAGACATTCGTGGCGGACAGCGGTGGCAAAGTGCCGCTGCCAGAAGGATTTAGCCTTACCCCGGACGAGCCGCCCGCCACTGGCGGTAAGGTACCTCTGCCGGAGGGGTTTACTCTGGAGCCCTCTCCACAGCCTGCCCCGGCCCCTACAGCAGGCCCGACACCTGCACCTGGGGCCGGGAGCACGGCTAATGCACAGGCGGTTCCCGAGGACCCATTTGAGGCTGCGGCACTACGCCAGCGTCGCGGCGTGCGCCCAGAGGGCGGGAGGGGCGAGGGAGCCATAACCGGCGCTCTTGAAAACGCCCTTCCCGCCGCTGTGCCAGCAGCGACCAAGGCCCTGGATCGCCTTGGCGGAGTGATGTATGGTGGTAACCTCGAGGACCAAGTCGGTCTCGGGGCGGAAACCGCCATGGCCCTTACACCTGGAAGTCCGGCGGCTTTACGCGGGGTGGCTCGTGCTGCGGCAGCACCAGAGGTACTTGGGGCACAGCGCCTCGGCGTCGATATCCCTCGGGCTGCACTCGGGGGTCCGACTATGCAGGCTACGGCAAGGGCCACCTCATCAATTCCTATTGGCGGAGCACCTCTCCGGCGGGCTGCTACGCGCGCCGACGAGCAACTCGCGGCTGCTGGGACTGAGGCGGCTGCGCGGCCGACTGGAGAGGCTGTCACTCAGGATATTGCTGGGGGGCACGTCCGACGGGGGATACTCGACGCGGGAGAGCAGGCTCCCGCAAAGCTCCGTGGGCTTGCCCGGCGTTCAAATGAGGATGCTATCGGCGAGATTGTCCGGATGGCTGGGTCGAAGACTGGTGCTGATGCTGCCTCCCTTGCGCAGCTGCGGCGCCTTGTTCCGGCCGAACGCCAGGCCGAGGTACAGAGTGCCCTTATCGAGCGGCTTGGCCGTGGCGCGGAAGGTGAGTTCGACGCGGCAACATGGGTCAGGGGTTATGGGAACCTGTCTGATCGAGGCAAGACGCTCTTATTTGGGCGGGAGTCTGCCGACCTACGGCAGCACCTCGACGCGATCGAGGCCGTGTCGCGCCGCGCCCCGCAATGGCAGCAGTTCAATCGGGAGCGAGCGACGCTCGGATCGAAGCTTGGTACCGCCGCCGTACTTACTGGAGCTGTTATGGCTCCGATGACTACGCTTGGGGCAGTTGTGGGGTCGAACGTACTAGCCCGCGGATTGGCGCGGAGTGCGACTGCGGCACCGATGGCCAGTTGGGCGCGGGCGTATGAGCGGCTCGCTCGGGGTGGTGGACCGCAGGCCCTAGCCGCGTTCGCCATAGCCACAAAGAACCTCAATAAGAACCTGGGAACAGAGTTGACCACAGAGCAATTGCTCGATGCCGCCAAGGGCGGGGGCGGGGGACAGGAATGAGCTTCTATCTATCCAAGCGGCCCGAGGGTTCTCCAATTGTGCCTCCGGCACCGCCAGATGATGGCTTTCCGAGTGCGTCAAACACTGGCCCAGCGGCGGGCACGGTGTTCACTCCAGTCTCGGGTGACGTGAATGCTAATACCAACGGGCAGATTATTGAGAAGTTGAATATTACTGGTCAGATTATTATTCGTCAGCCGAATGTTATCGTGCGCGACTGCATTATAAACTGTACTGAGTTTGCTGGCATTTCGACTATTAACACCGGACTGACTGGTGTTAAAATTCAGCGCGTGCGTATTATAGGTATTGGAAACACTATTGGTATATCACCTGATAGCATGCCTGGTTGCGAGATTAGTTTTTGTGATATTAGTCATACCGAGAATGCTATCTTCGTCGGAGATAATAATCAGAACTTTCATGATAACTATATTCATGATCTCAGCAGTCTTGCTGGCGATCCTCACATTGATGGCATTCAAGGGAGCGGAGGGTTTACTGCTCTGACCATTGACCATAATACTATTATCTCCTGGGATACCAGCTGTATAATTCTGCAGAACGAAGGTGCTGCTTTTAGTGGTGCAGTTATCAACAATAACAAGCTCATTATCGACCCGGCGCTCGGCGGCTCAACCTGCATTCTCTGCCAAGACCGAGATGATGGCGTTGGAGCGGTGAGTGGTATCACTGTGACCAACAACAAGATGGTAAAAGGAACGAGCGGCGGTCAGACCTATGGGTTCTTCCACAACGTCACTGGACTAACGTGGACGGGTAACACAGACTATAACACTGGGGTCACTGTCGACCCGGATATAGGGTGAGGGTACTATGGGCAGTCTGTGGAATAGGTCTGGCACGATCGAGCGCTACGCGGATGATCTGCGGGCTGACGGAGCGCAGGCGTTCTTCTTCCAGGGTGGTACGACCACGCCACTATCAGTGTATGCGGACAGTGGAGAGTCCGACGCGCTGCCCCATCCGGTCGAGGCGGATATGAACGGGCGCTGGCCAGACATCTTCGTGCCCTATACTACTAGTACGGAAGGGTATGACGTCCAAGTGCTTTCGCGCTTTGGCGAAACCTTGTCCTATTCGCGTCGGGTACCTAATCCGAACCCGGTCGATGTCAGTGTGGTGATCCCGCCTGAACGCCAAGTTCAAACGGGTATGATCCATCCTGAGTTTGTCAATGCTCCGAAGCCCGGATACTGCCGTCTTAACGGCAAGACCATTGGCAATGGGACCACCTCGGGCCCGAATAGTGAGAGGGCCAACGCGGACACAATCGACCTCTTTACGTACTGTTGGAACAGTATGCCCGACGATATCGCCCCGGTCCTTCCCGGTGGTAGGGGAGCCAGTGCGGCAAGTGACTTCGGGTCCAACAAGACCCTTGGACTGCCCTCTATGCGGGGCGCGACCTTCGCAGGCCTGGACGACATGGGTAATAGCCCGGCGGGAAACTATGGAACCCTGCCATTTGTTATAGGAAACAGCATTATCCCGGGCTCGCTGCTCGGTGCAAACAGTGTTACGCTGACCATCGAGAACATACCTGCGCACGTACATACTGGCTCGACCTCACAGCACCTGGGCCACGTCCACAATATCTCCGGAGTCACGACCGGACAGCGGCATCCCTCGAACGTTGGCGTAGCTGTCTCGCATATCCATACCTTCGGTAACTTTACCCCAGGAGACCCAGGCCCGCACGGCGGCACCGGCACTGCTGGAAGTCATACGCATACTATGAATGGCGCTACGGGCGTGCTGCCTCCGGGCGGTATTGGCGCAACGGCTGGTGGTACTGGCAGCATCGGTGGCACGGCTGTCGGTAGTACTGATGCCGCTGGCGACCACACCCACACTGTCACCGTAGGCGGAAATACCGGCGTCAACAGCATCGACCACATCCACGCAGTCTCCGGCTCGAGCACGGCACTGCCGGGCGGCGGCGCACCTGGCGAGGGTGCCCACAGCCATACCTTTACTACTGACAGTAAGGGCGGTGATCCCGTGCTCGCGAACGCGACCAGAGCGTTCAACAATATGCCAGTGACCCGCTTGGTCACGTGGTACATCAAGCTCTAGGGGTACCCCATGACCGCTGCTGGTTCGATCCCGACCACCTCAATCCATGGAACCTGGGTGGAGACCGTGGAGGTCATTGATATTACTGACGGGACTCCGTGGGACTGGGGGAGCATTGTAGAGGCCACAGTGTACCTGAGGTGGCCGCAGAGTGGGGCCGCGAGCATAGGGTACAACGAGATGGCCCTGAAGTACACCCAGGGTCAGGTGGTCTTTCCGGCCCCGGGCATCCTGCAGTGGCGCGCGGAACGCGACAGAATGGCTACGATGGTCTCCGGGCTCTATGAGTTGTTGGTTATTCTAGAAGATGTGGACGATGTAGTCCCGATAGTCATTGGGACCGTCTCAATTGTACAGTGAGGAGGGCGCAATGCGAGTGGTGATGAGTGCCGGGCACGGCAAGCTAGTCCGGGGCGCGGAAGGTCCACCGCCTTGGGGGCTCGATGAAGTAGATGAGGCTCGACAGGTGGTCACTGAGACCGCGGCGCAACTACGCGAGATGGGAGTTGAGACAACGACCTACTGGGACGACGTAAGCACGTCGCAGAACGAGAACCTCGAGCGTATCGTGGACTTCCACAACGGGCGAAGCCGCGACCTCGATATCAGTGTCCACTTCAACGCTTATGAGGTGACCTCTAAGCCCATGGGAACCGAGGTGCTCTATGTGTCGAGCACGGGTATGGAGATCGCGGACGAGGTTGTTGATGCTATGTGCGTGGCGAGTGGTCTACCCAACCGCGGACCCAAAAAGCGGACTGACCTATACTTTCTGAATAATACTGAGGAGCCCGCGATCCTAATAGAAGTGTGTTTTGTAGACTCAAGTTACGACGCGCAAGTATACAAGGAGAAGTTTGGACTGATCTGTGCTGCCATTGCCATGTCGATTAGCGGGGAAGATGTTCATCCTCCAGTGCCCGAGCCAGCGCCGGGAGGCGCGCTGTTTATGACCAGTGGTCGGTGCAGCCACTTCGGCGGCCCGGATGACACTGGGGTCTCGCCGAGCGAAGGGCTCGCCTTCATTAGTGATGTTATGCAGACACCCCACCTGTTTCTCCCCTACCAGCCCTCGGGTACGACCGGGCTTGCCCGCAGGCTGAACCCCGATGTGAGCTACGTTGCGTGTCGTTGGGACTATTCGAAGACGCCCAAGGATATGCTAAGAGAGGGCGAGAAGGCCCTCGTTCGCTCTAAGAAGAGCGGGTATGAGATACTCGCGTATCCCGCAGACTGGGGTCCGCACGAGGATACCGGACGGGTGGCGGACCTCTCGCCCGCGCTGGCCAACGCGCTGAAGCTACAGACTGACGACGAGGTGGACGTTATCTATCCGGCACCATAGGTGGCCGATGGCCAAGGCAGTGATTATTGGACTGTTGATTTGTATTGCTGCCCTGGTGTTTGCGCTCGTCGAGCGGGACATAGCATGGTCAAAGGTACCCTATGACTGCGTAGACCCCACGGAGCGCGAGCGCGTGAGGGATCTCGCCCTGTCGGGCATCGACGATGGACTGAAGAAGGCCATGACTCACCTCTTTGATGTGTGGCAGAAAGACCCTAACACCGATCAACCCAAGCGAGCCCAAGTCGGTACGACCAATGCTATTAACGCTCACAACCGGGCGCGGAGACTTGCGCTCTCGTGGGACCCCCCACCCTGCTAGGAGAAAGAAATGCCTATAGAGATTATCAATGGCCCCACAATCCCAGCGGGCGAGGCACTGAGCGACGCGGTGGACTGCACAGGCGGGAAGATTATCAAGATCACGATGCCCGGCAACTGGAACCAGGCAGACCTGACCTTCCAGACTTCATCCGACGGGGTGCTGTTCAATGATATTATGCGGCCTGATGGGATAGAAGTCAAGTGTACTATCGTACCGGGCACGGCCATAGTTGGACTGGAGCTGATTACAGGCTTCGTTAAGTTCCGTTCGGGCGGGCGTGAACACCCTATTAACCAGAACGAGCTTCGCGAGTTCGCGATCGCGGTACTCAAGCCCCCTGTTATCGCGGCCAATCTAGCCGTTGAGCAGAAATACTAACCGTTCGCGCTCATTGCCTTCGGCGAAGGCTTGTATCCCTGGAAGCCGTTGCCCTCGATAGAGATTTCGAGCATACGGGACTTTACCATGACCTCAATTATCTTTCCAATGTTATGAGCAGGGACCCGCTCGCGCAGAAATTCTATGACGCGACTCTCAGCGATTGGCTTTTTCTCTTTAGCATAGAGCGACCAGACATAGTTCCAGGTTTCGTTCATGCTGTTCGAGTCGCCACCGCCCACCATCGACTTGAAGATGTCGGGCATGTAGGTTTCAGCCTCTACGAGCCAGTTGAGAGCCTCGGTGTAGTGATCCAATCCGATTACTTTCTGCCCGCCCCGGGAGATGCTGGAGATCATGCACAATTTGAGGAGATGTGCGAGTCGGCGACTGTTGTAATACTGAAGCTTCTGGTGTGTAGGTGCTGGGTGGAGTCCTGACTTAACCCAGGCCTTGATGGCCGAGGCGGCGGGCGTCGTGAAACTCATTTGCCCATATTCTAGGGCAATGGTCTTGAGATCGTGCAGTAGGTCGTTGTGTACTCGTAGTGTGAATGCAGTGTTTCCATCCTCGGCGAAGGGGTCTCGGGCTACTTTGTCACCTGAATAGATGAGGATGGTCCTGGAAAGGAAGCCTTGATCCCATGCACCCGGCGGAAGAACCTCGTTAAGGTACGAGGGGGTGGTCGCCCCGAGAAGATTAATCTGTGGTTCTTTGATCTTGATATGAAGGTCTTTTCCTCGTCGCCGCTGTTCAATGTAAAAGCCATCGTAGACATCCGTTAGCTGGTTCATGAGGGTGGTCTCCCACGCGGGGATCAGTACCCCGAGCTCGCGAGAGATTACAGTAAGCGAATTGAATTCGACGTAGGGTTGGGATGCGTTAAGCTGGATGATCCGCCGTACCGCTTGCGCGAGGGAGTCGAGGAGACTCGCCGAGGTCATGTCACTGGGACCTACACAGATGTCTGGGACTTCGCGCAAGATTCTCTCGCCCGGGTGAATGGCTACACCCTTGCCAATGCCAGGGGGACCAACGAGGATCGTATAGAGGTTAGGGTATAGGGCGCTCCCCATGGTCCTAACCCACACCTTCCGTTCCACTGCAGCCGCAACGAACGAAATCGCCACCCACTTCCTGAGCAGTGGGGGCGAGGGTACGATCTCCGTGTAGTCTATGTATGTGTCGATCCAGCTACCTAGCCTACGGATACCTGCGGGTGCGCCCATCGGGGTACTTAGCCAATCCGTTCGGATTTTCTTCTGATGCCTTGGCCCAGTTCCATCCCACCTGACATTCTACGGGGACGACGAAGCGTCGTCCGCCCTCGAGTTCCAGGGGTACACGCATAGCCTGTAGAATTTGTGGTATGACCTCATTTTCTTTCTCCTCGGGATACTGTATCAAGATCGAGTCGTGACCTTGTAACATAATGCTGGCGATGTTTAGTCGCCATACGGCAAGCATTGCATTATTCATCTCGTCGGCGGTCATTGACTGGCCTAGGAAGGCCACCGCCTGTTTGAGGGTATCGTTCTCGTCGCGGCGGCCAAAGAACCAGCGCTTGCGGCCGAACGGGGTGACGAGGTAGCCCTCCTCGACAATGCGAAGGCGGACCCACTCGTGAAGTTTGGGTATGGCAGGGAAAGTTGGGAAATAAAGAGCCTGAAAGTCCTTGACTACGGACTGTTCGATCTTGGTTTGTTTGCTCATTTCGAAGGCTGAACCAAGATAATTAGTACCATGTCCAAGCATTTTGCACATATGCCGTAGGCTGTGGTGGCGGTAGTATGGTTGCTCTGCAATGGCCCGATCGGACCTAAGGTTTCCGGTCCAGGGCAGGTCGGGTCTGGACATCTTTGCAACCGTCGTATGTAGGTCTCCGCTTTCACAGGCGTCAAGGTAGGTGGGGTCTCGGAAGACATTCCAGCACAACGCTCCTATGTTACGGCTGTCAGCCTGTTCGAGGTCGATGTTCGCAAACTTCATTCCTCGGTCGGCCACGAAGATACGCCGAAGGCGCTCTTCAATGTTCTGGAGATTTCCTCCAGTCCCGAAGTCATTAAGAGAACTAGAGAAGCGACCTGTTGTAGTTCCGGCAATGTTATAACTCGTGCGTAGCCTGCCATCGGCATCAATCTTTGTCTCAAGGACTCCGATCTTTTTACCAAAGTCTCGCAGAGCGAGGATATGTCCAATGATTGGCTGTGCGATAAAGTGAACTTGGAGTCTTTCAAGGGCTTCCCGGTTGACGGTTCGAACGAGTTCTCCCTTGTCGTTTCGCTTTCGGACCTCGGGTAGTCGGAGAACATCGTAGAGGAGGGCCGCAACATGACTGTTTGATCGCCACGCCTTAGTCTTACCACTATCTCGAAAAGAGGTGTATCCGACTCCATCATGAACGATCTGATATAGCTGTCGTTGGAGTCGGTCAGTATCACTTCGGTACTGGACAATGGCTCTCTGACGTTCGTGCTCATCAATGAGAACTCCTCTGAGGTTCATCTCTAATACCGGACCCTGTAATGCACGTGACAAGGCGTAGGTATTGGCTGTTAGATTGTCTAACTGAGGAAGTATCTCCTCTAAAACTTCTAGTGTAACACAGCAGTCTAATCCGTTATAGATCCATAATTTTTCTGTCTCTGACTTAAGAGTGTTTGGAGTCAAGAGATCTGTTCGAGTTGTCTTCATCGCAGCCACACTGGCCTATTACGTTTCAAGGGACGAGATGGTTTGTTCTTTAGATTCTCACTACGAGAAACCTCTCTGAGATTAGTCCATCTATCATTAGCCCGGTTTCTATCTATATGATCTATCTCAGTTGGCCATTCACCAGTCATATAGAACCAAGCTAGTCTAGACGAAAGATAGAATTTTCCGTATAGTCTGATTTGAATTCTCCCGTCTTTTCTCCAAGTTCCAGCTTTACCTCTGTTACCGCCACGATTCTTAAGCCATTTCCATTTACCTGTCTCTGGATCATAGTATAGCACAATCCTAACGATCTCTAAGGTGAGCATTAAACCACCCTCCCTTCGAGGGTGCAGCAACAAACTCTATGAACTCTTCTTCCGTGCCCGGGTAGTCATAGCTCCCGGACCCGCCCCGGCGAAAGACCACGGTGATTACGCCCTGGCGATAGCCGATCTGGGCAATGGCCGACGAGGCCACGGGCACAGTGGTCCCCTCCTCCTCGGTGTACTTGATACCGAGCTGGCCCAAGAAGTTACCGAGGGCGCTTTCCGCCGCGATACCCTCGGCAGCTTCGCCCGCGGCAACTATACCACCGGCAAGCCGAGAAAGAATTGTAGGGATTGCCATATCAGTCTTCCTTCTTTATGGTTCCCTTGTGTTTGAGTCGGATGCCGAGCTTCCATGCGGACTCACTGGTATAGACCGAGCCCAGATAGTCCAAGCCCTTAGGACTCTCTGGTTGTAGCGCATGATGGAGAAGCATAGTATCATGCTCGGCATTGACAATAGGTATACCATAACCCCTCCATAACCTGTGCATGTCGAACAAGCCGTTCTGAAACACCTTTGGTACAGGGCAGCCGCATACGCGGCGGACCCACTGCCAAGCCTCAAGCTCGGCCTCGAGCGAGCCCCAATAGTTTAGCCCCGGCTTCCGCATGTCCTCGAAGGGCACCACGAGTGCGAGGTCAATCGCGGGGGCGAACCCGATGCAGGTTATTCGGTCCCCTCGAGTTTCGATGTCAATGCTGAGTCGGACTGCGCCCGCAATGAACTTGTCGTAGAACCAGTCGAGCTCGGAGATAAGGGGTTCGGTGTAGATGGTGCGGATTGGCCGCCTAATCTCGGGATACTCTGACTCGCGTCGGGCTTTCTGGAGGTCGAGGACGGTAACGTGCCGGGCTTCGTATCCTCCTTGGAGGATGTAGGAGGGGTGGAAGGTGGGGAGGACTTTGCGTCCCGGTAGAACGGGGGAATCTGCGACTGCCCCCCGAAGCTTTGATATTCTACCGTCACGTAGTAACGCCCAGGTAGCGGTTCCCCCGAGACTGACAACGACATTTGGATTAGCTTCATTAATCTCTCTATAAAGTCTGTCGAGTTCTGGGAGAAATTCATCACGGATGTACTTGCCAGATGATAACGGCGGGAGCGCATGACGAACCTCCTTGCGCGGAGCGCATAAGTTGTCGATCTTGTTAGTCGGGCGCGGTCGCAGATTAAAACAGTTGGTCAGAAAGCAATCCGCGCGGCGGATACCAGCCTCGGCCAGCATGGTGTTGAGCTGCCAACCCGCGGGGCCTACGAAGGGACGGCGTTCTCGCTCTTCGTGTTCACCCCAGGCTTCGCCGACGAAGGCAATCTTATAGCCCATCGGGCCCTCCCCAGAGTTGGGAAAAATTCAGGTCAACAACCATACTACTCACTCACATAGTACCCATCCTTCATAGGGGCGAGATATTTAATTGACTTGCCGAGGGTATGAGCGAGGGCTATCTCGGAGTTGACTCCCTTAGATTGGTTCCAGCCATCAATCTTCAGTACAAGTATTCCGCCCGAGCCGCCGATCATAGCCTCGTCGTAGTTCTGCCAGAATCCGTGGTCGCGTGGCATCTGGTAAGTGACTGCCATAGGGTGACAGTGGACGATCGGCGAGAACACCAATATATCATGAATGAGACACCACCACGTGGCATGACGAGCACGGACGTAGCGCTCATGCATTATCTCGAGGACGGGATCACTGTACGGAGACGCTAGGTAGTAGAAGCTCACGATGCTTTCTCCGTGTGTTTTAGGGTGCGGGCTCGCTTGAGGGCGTCTCTGGCGAGGTCGGCAAACTCGGGGTTTCGTTCAAGTCCGAGAATAGATCTTGCACCAAGCGACTCAGCCGCTCGCAGCGAACTTCCACTTCCGCATGTGGGATCGAGGAGAACCGTATTTTCATCGACGAGCATCCCGAAGAAGTATCGCAGCATAGGCTCGGGTTTTTCAGACATATGCCGCTCCCGAACAGTCGGCGCGGCGTAAGCGTTAGAAACAGCCCTAACAATTTTGCGATCCCCTCTGGACCCAAGTAGACAAGTTTCGTATATTTGCCGGGGACCTCGCTCGGGATCAGGGAGAATTCCAACGCCATCACTTTTCATCCATATGAGAGGCATGGGATTAAGCTCCCAGCCCATGCACGCGAGGGCGTGCGCGGTTGGCTCGTAGAGCCGATCATCACCCTTCCGCATAGAGAACCAGAACATAAGGTGACACGAAGGCGCGCAAAGGAACTTGGTGGCGACCTCAAGTGAGTGCATGAGGGCCTCCCAGGTCTCTTTCGAGTCGGCATATCCGCCGTGCGCGGCAGCTCCACCCTGGTTGAAGTCGTCAGCGCCGATCCCGTAGGGAAAGTCACAATGGAGTAGATTGAACCGCATTTCCGTAGTGGTCTCTCGAACCCACTCATTAAAGTCACAGACGAGGATGTCCTCCGGCCGCTCGGGAGTCAGGGCCACGCCCCCGAAAGTGCTGTGCAGTCGACCTATGGTTGCTTGGTCACGCCGCTCCCGGGCGCGCTCCGCAATACCAACTGCGGTAGAAAGTTTCGGTGCATCTATTACCATAGTGTTGCCGCGCTCGATCTCCTCGGCTACTTGCAGTAAGCGGTTGGTATGTGGCCTCGAAAGCCCAATAGCCTCCGCTGTGTCGCCTTGAGTCCAACCTGCGGCTTCGGAGGAGCGAAGCCGGTGATACTCGACAACCGCGTTTACCTGATCCTGCCATGTGATGTCCTGGCGCTTGATGTTTTCCTCTAGCTCGATCGCGCGAAGGCGGGCGGGCTCGAGTTCGTCGGTGTACTGAATAGGGACGGTCATCCAGCCCAAGGAACGACACGCAGTGTACCGGCGTTCGCCCGCGACCAAGGTAAGGTCCCTGGTCACCACGAGGGGATGGATTAGGCCTAACCGGCGGATCGAGTCCGCCAGAACACCGATGTCCGAGAGATCTCGGCGTTGCCTCTCATCCCGCTGGACGTTGATATCTCCTAAAGATACTAAATGGAACTGCCCTGAGGTCATACTCGCCTCCATTTTCGCCAACCTACAAACAGTCCATGCTTATAGGCGCTAGAATTTCTCATGTTGTCGCTCTGTGTGCCATTAGAGAGGTTCCAGATTGAGTCATTTGACCTTTTCCTATCTATATGGTCTATGATATTCGGTAGTTCTTTATAGACATATAACCAAGCCAGCCTAGAGGCTTTGTACGCCTTGGAGTCTATTGCTATACGTCTATATCCATCTTTACTAACTGATCCAGCTTCTCGACCAGATCTTCTACCTCCTCGAGAAACTTTCCAGTGAAAGGCTCCGGTACAAGGATTATACCGGAGTAGTTCTTTCACTCGGTCACCAAGCGGGACCATTAATCCTCCTTGGTTTTGTGCAACCTCGCTCGCTGCTCGTTCATTGCTTGCAGCATGGTCTCCGCAGTCGTGACGAAAGATGCAACACGATCAGAG